GAACAATATGAATTTAAACATGCTGAATATGTACCTTATCTAATAGGTAAAGAAGGCGACTTAGCTTTCCAAGCAAGTCAAGGTAAATATGATCCTGAAACACAAGAATTTATAGCATGGAATGATAAAATAAAAAGGGTTGATGATAAGGGAAATGTTACAATAGAACTTGTACCTACAACAGGTTTTGGTACAACAAGTAAATCTACATCAGGTTTTACTGTAAAAGAAGGACAACGTACTCCACTCTATGTAGCTAATATGGCATTAGATCAAGAGATAGGTGAAAAATTAAAAGCAGTAAATAGACGTATACCTTCTTTTAATCTTTTACCAAAAAAATTAAGAGTGCCTATGTTAAGTTCTTTTTATAGAGGTGGTTTAAGTGGTAGTGATAAAACAATAAAACTAATAAATAAAGGAAAATTTAAAGAAGCTGCTAAAGAATTTTTAGATCATAAAGAATATAAAAAATCTAAGAAAAAAGGTAGTGATAATCCTGGAGTTGCTTTACGTATGGAAGAATTATCTAATGCTCTTCTTGCATATGATGAAGAAATAAAAAAAGCTGGTGGTGGTATGGTTATGCGTAACTACTACGACTATGAACCAAGGAGTATTTAATATGTCAGAATGTAAATGTAATAATCCAGATTGTACTGGAGAGACTTGTCTATGTATTGAACTCAACCAATGTGATTGTGATTGCCATGAAAAAGATACTGATACTGATTAGTGTTTGTTTTTTATTTACATTACAAACCTATGCACAAACTAATACAGTAACCTCTACCTCGTCTACTGTATCTGGTACTACATCTGTAGATAGAACTCCCTCTACAGCTAGTGCTCCATCTATTATGAATAGTAATCAAGATGTCTGTAGTTTTGCAGCTAGTGTTGCAATACAGTCACAGATACTAGGTATAGCAGGTGGTACTTCAGTACGTGATATGAACTGTGAAAGACTTAAACTATCCAGATCTTTATATAGAATGGGTATGAAGGTTGGTGCAGTTGCTTTACTATGTCAAGACGAAAGAGTCTTTCAAGCAATGGAAATGGCAGGTACACCTTGTCCATACATGGGCAAAATTGGTTTAGATGCTGCAAAAGAATGGGCAAATAACCCAGAGAAAAGACCTGATTATGATAAATGGGTAAAAGAAAATGCTGTTAAAGAAGAAGAAATTGTTACTGATGAAGGTGCTCTTGGTATCTTCTCTATTATTCTTATGTTGCTCTTTATCTAATGCACAAATGTTGCCAGAAGGTGACACAGTTACTCAAGAGATAGAGACTGAGCACTTAGGTGAAGGACATATAGATACAATAACAGAAACAACTACAACTGTTGAACATAAAACAACAGGTGATATACTACATAAAGATACAGGTGTCGTAACCAGTAGGTACGAGGGAGATATGGATCAAGATTGGGGAGGGATTGGTTCAGCTAGTATGACTAATTGTGATGCATACTTTGGTACAGGTACATGTGGTAAAGGAACGTCTACTTCACATACAACATTTGATCAATACGTAGACATAAGTGAATTTCATATATCAGATGGTGGTGCTTTAGATTGGGAATTACAAATGCACCATTCACAAGCAAACACCACAGGATATTTTCAAACAAAAGGATATAATAATAATGTTCTGCAATGGGACACAGGACAAATTACATTAGAGAATAATCAAACACCTACAACATACGCAGGAACGTATGATTTTGCAGGAGATTTGGATAAAGTATTTATAAGAGTAGGTGGAGCTAATAATTATTTCTTTGATAATGTAGAATATACAGTTAATTACAATCATATAACTACATCAGTAGAAACATGGATAGAGATTGTTCAACCTGGATTGATGGAAGATCAGATAACAGTAGAATTAATAGAGCAATATGATGTTGCTACACCAGAAGAACAATATCAAATGGATGAAATGATGGAAGAGTTTGATATGGTTATGACCTTTGATATGCCTACTATGGACTATCCAATGGAAGAGATAGCTATAGAGATGCCAATAGAAGTTGATACTATAGGTACTATGATGGAAGAATATAATGAAGGTACTATATCATATGAAGAAGTTATAACAGAAGTTCAAGAAATTGTACAAGAGATACAAGATATAGGTATGGATGTTGAAGTATCAATGCCTACATTAGAAGAAGTTAAAGAGGTTGTTATAGAAGAATCAGTAGAAGTTGAACCTGTTGTAGAAGTTATAGAGGAAGTTACTGAAGAGCCTGTTAAAATTGTAGAAGAAACTAACGAAGAACCTACAAAGGAGGTCGCTGATGTTTCTGAAGACAATAACATGGAAGAGATTAAAGAAGAAGCTAAAGAAGAGACTGAACCACAAGAGAAGGAAGTTGCGAATAGCGATATGGAATCAGAAGAGGTGGATCAGAATGAACCAAAGAAATTAGAAGTTACTAAACAACAACAAAAGAAACAAGATAAAGCTAATCAAGTATTAGATACAATACAATCACAATATGATCCTGTAGCACAACTAACAACCATAGCATTAGTTACTGCTCTTGGTCCTGATATACAACAGTATCAGCAACAAGATATAATGCAACAGATGCAATGGTATGAAGCAGAAGAAATATATAATGATGTAATAATGTCTGATCCTCTAGGAGATTATATCTCTGTTAGATCTAACTTACAAATGGAAAGGATGATTCAGCAGCAATATGAGTGAAGTAGAATATCAAGGTATTAAAGTAAAAGGTGGTAGATTATTTTTAATTTTCCCACTACTAGGAACTTTAGGTGGTGCAATATGGGCAGGATTTGAAGGCTATGCTAGATGGGTTGCTATGGAGGAAAAGATAAATGAGTATGTGGCTCCTGATCTTTCTGGTTTTAATTTAAAACTAGAATTACTAGAAGAAAAAATAGATTCTTTAGAGAGTAATGTTAATATAGAAATGAGTACATTAAAAGAACTAGTAGGTGCAGCACAAGATGATGCACGTACTATACGTACTGATATAAGAAATGATGTACATGAAGCACATGATCAGATAGCTAACGTAGATAAGAGATCAAGATCTACTGAACAAGATATAAGAACTTCTCTTAGACAAACAGAGACAGATCTTAGGACTATGATTGATCATGCAAATGATAGGTTTGATTCTAAAAGGACAGCAATCGAGTCTGATGCTCAACGAAGAATAGAACTAATAGATAGTAAACTAGCAGCATTAGAAACAAAGTTAAGGGAGATGCTACAACGAGCTTTAGATAATCCTTTAGCAGGACAGTAATTAGAACCCACATTTTTTTATAAGTTCATTTACTTTCTTTTTGCCTAGTATCTTTAGTGTTTCTACTATACTAGCATCTAGTCCTTCAGGTGATACATCTACTTCTTTCTCACTCTTAGCACCTCTAATACGAGACAATAATTCTAATGCTTTGATAGCACTATTAGTATGACCATTAGCTTTAGCAAACTCATACTGCTTTTCTATTTCAGTTATCACATCTACTGAAGTCTCTAACGTATTCTCTAGTTCTTCAATACGTTCTTTAATCTCTCCATTCTGTAGATTTCTATAGCCTTGATTGTAAGCAGAAGAAGCAGCATATCCTGCAGTCTTTGCAGCTTCTGTTGCATTTCTATGCAGGATATAAGCCTGTGCAAACTTCTCTTGTTTATCATTAAGTGCCATTATATTTCTTGATCACTTTCTAATCTCCATTCAATAGTACCATCCTCTTTCTTTTCAAAACGATCTGAATCTACATGAGGTGTGATCTTCCAATCGCTATCTCTGCGAGTTGTAGCATCACACTTTGCATCAACAATCTTTATATCTTCTGGAGAATCTATATCAAAATCTATGAGATCATCATAGTAAGGACCTACTTTAGTTTGGAATGTATAAGATAACATTCTTTCGCAGTTCTCTAAACTTAGATCTTTAGAGTAAGGTGCACTTTCAAATGTAGTACACTCCCCACGAAAACAAATGAGGAGCATAGCTACGTGAAATATTTCCATTATTCTGCTTGAGTAGTAGTTGGTGGTTTAGGCATAGGCAATTCAGGTGTATCGTCTTGAGAAAAATACCACCCACCAAAGGCAATTATTCCTACAACTATTCCTGCTATTATATAATTTTTCATTAGAATTTAAACTCCTGTTCAAAGAAGATAACTCCATCATCATCAGCATTCATTTCAAACTGATTAAAATCTTTACCAGTTTGTCTATCCCAACCAATCTTAAATGAGTCACCATCTTTTTGTTTATACTTACTAAACAAACGTAGCTTACTTTTCTCGTCTTCATCCATATCATACCAGTATCTATAACCTATAGACCAACCTGGCAGAGTGCTTCTTACTTCTTCATTAGCTTCTGCTTCTTTAGTTCCAGGTCCAAATATAGATCCTAATACAATAATACCTACGAGTATTGCTGCAATAATATACGCAATTTTTTTATTCTTACTCGTGGTAGCTTCAGTCTTAATCTTCTTAGCCATGTTATTTCTCCTTGTAGAGTTTTAGCAGATGAGATCCACTCCCATTCTGATTCATTATATGGAAACATGTGTGCTTATTCTCCTTTTATACATGTTCCTATTATACCTTTTTTTGATGTAGAAGTCAAGTATATTTTTAAATCTTTATAATCTTTCCATACATGTTTTGCTTTATTTACCCACCACTCATGGTCAAATAAAGATACATGTACATTCTCTCCTTTATATTTACCTGTAGTAAATGTTTTTATAGCAGGTTCACAAGATACATTTATAAATACTGTTTTGTTAGCCAAACTACATATCTCTCTGATAATCCAATCTAAATCTTCTTCAGGTATATGTTCAAGTACATCAGTACATATTACTAGATCAGATTTTTTAGTAGGTAATTTATTATGTTCTGGTACACCTGGATCATATAAAAATAAATCTTCCACTCCCCACCATAGATGTAAAGGTTTGTCAAAGTTAGGTATTCTTTTTTTACGATCCAAATATTTATATTGTTCTTTATAAGGATAACCTTTACCACAACCATAATCTAAAATAGATTTACAATTATTATGTCTTATTATATCATATATATCTATAGCAAAAGGTATTAAACTTATACCTTGAAACTTACCTTCTTCTTTATGTAAATGTTTATAAGCTTCTATAAGCTCTAAATATTTTTCAGAAGGTTTAGGTTTCTTAGGCATTACATAATTATCCATCAAATGTTTCCTCAAAGGTTGGTTTTTTAGGTGATACATTCCATAGAGCAGTAACTAAAGTATCTTCACCATATAAATTTAAATTCATTTCCATAGGTGGATCATTAAAAGTTCTTTCACAATCTTGTGCCATAGCTAATAACTCACCAGTAGTCCAGAAGTATTGCTCACCTACACCTACCTTAAAGTATTTAGGTTTAGGTTCTTCATCTTCAGCACCTGTAGTTTCTTTCTTTTGTTCTTCAGTAGGTTCTTCCATACAAGAATCAAAACCAAAGAGATCAAAGTTTCTAAATCCCATAGTATGCATGATGCCTAGAGCTCGCATAGCAGCACACGTACCACCTGTAATAAGAGTAGCTCCTTGAGGTATACCTATATCAGGATTAAGAGTAACAGAATTATTAACCATCTTTTTATTTTGTTCTGCAGGATCACGCAATGATTCTGTAAATGCGTGCCATCCATGTATCTCTGCACCTTTATCTATTAAGTATTCAGTAACAGAAGGATCAGTCATAGATGCTACAAAGAACTTTGTTTTCTTTTCTATCTTTTTAAATAATTCTTTTCTTACTACACCATGTGTACTTACACCTGTAATAGGTCTAGGATCAAGAACAATACATGCCCAAGGTAGTATACCATTATCTACAAGTTTAGGATAAGAATGTTTAACACATACAATTTTACTATCAGGATTGTTTCTTATATGTGTTTTTAATTTATTAATATTTAAGTAAGGACCACCTGATACAAGAATAACATTACCATTATGTAAAGGAAACTTGCCTAACCATTTATCAATAAGTTTTAAATTCTTTTTAATATTATCTCTAATAAAATCTTTAGGTACACAGTCTCTAGGATGTACAACTATAGGTACGTTTAATAATTTTTTAGGTAGATCAGGAAGTTTTTTATCACTTAATACAACTACTAAATGTGTATGTCCACCACCACGTACTAAATCTTGTGAAGGTATTACCCATCTACGTACACCATCTTTTTTTCCTTTAGGTAAACTTTCTACAATTTTATTTGTACCATGATATTTTTCTGGTGCATTATTTTTATTTTCATCTTCTCTAAAATAATTATCTATAACAACAACAGGATTATGTTTTAAATTATCATAATCACTTTTAGTAGTAGCTATACTATTACCACCACCTATTAAAACAAAGTCAGCATTT